TTGGTCTTTCTTTTCCAATAAACCAATAAAACAACTCTAACTGTGCAATTGCTAAGATCAAATGACAAGTTTCGTCTAAATCCAATTCTTCTTTCTTTTTGTTAAGTATAACACTGTATTTTTTTTCTGCATATTCGATTGCTTCTAAGACTTCTTTTTTTGTTTTCATATATGTTTTTATTATAGTTATATTATACCATATATTACTATAAATGTAAATAGGTAAATAGATTTGTCTTTTATATTTTACAATATACACATAGACTGTCTGGTTTTCTTACTATTCTCTCGCATTTTTTATTTTTGCATTTGAAAACTTCTTTTGCTTTATAGTCAATACTTTCTGAATAATATCTCATATCACCGTTTTTTGGAGTGTGCGTCAGTGAAGGTGTATTGTCTGAAGCTGGATAAACACTAATATAAAAGTTTTGGTTTTTATTATTTTCTAGAATTTCTATTGCTTCTTTTTTCGTTTCTGCTTCGATTCTAAATTCTGATATATACGTAAATGATACTAAAAATGTTTTTTTGTTTTTCATATATTTTATTATGTTTATATTATACCATAACCGTTTTTAAAAGTAAATAGGCAAATACAGTATATCAAATAAGAGACATTTAGTATAGTATTCAAAAGACATTAACTCTATTAATAGTAAATTTCAAAAATTAGAATTTCAAATACTCTCATTTCCGAAACGCGGCACTGTTTATTACAAACTATTTACGAAATCTAAACTAAAAAGAATATCTCTTCGATATTCTGTCTACATATAACACTTTTCCGAATGTCTCTTTTCAATACTCTTTTATTTTTTCAACTTTTCGTTTTTTGACTTTTCGTCTTTTCGATTTTTCAACTTATTTTTTCAACTTATTTGACTCATTTAGTATACAAACTTAGGACGATTTCGGCGTCGAATTTAATTTGAGACGAATTGTAGATGATGTTTTTATCATCTCAAAATATAAAAATGCTCTGGCAGGGTTCTATACACCACATATACTAAAAAATTAATACTTTTAGAGACTAACTATGCCGAACTATGCGTTCGTTATGAAAAAATTCTATTTAAAACTATGTCGTTGTTTAGTTTTCTCCAGAGTTCAAATGCCGACCCGAAGGTCTATGGACTTATATTTACTCTGCTCCAGATTGACTATCCAGCGATGCGCACATTTAAGAAAACGTTTACTAACGTGTTTGATTTTTTTCTTGTTAAACTTTGCTGCCTCACCTGCAAGCAGGAATGCGAGGACTTAGCGCTACTCTGGAATAAAAAGAAATTGTCAAACGATTGTTTTTTTCAACACTGATTTTTTACTTATACACGTCTTACGTCGTCAGTCAGCGGGCACTCGTAATGTTATCTGTGTTTCAAAAACAATGCACTATTTCTATTATACCATATTTTACTATATTTGTAAATAGGTATTGTAAGATGACGTTTTATGAAGGACGACGCCTCGAAAATAAAATTATAAAAATGACAATTTTTCAGGTATGTCAGCCTAATAAGTAAATTTGGTAATCGAAGGTATACCAGCCTTTACAAATAATATTTGACGATTATAGAGTACGTCAGCTCAATTAAATAATATATTGGCAATTATAGAGTGTGCCAGCTCAATTATCATTATACAACGTTTTTTGCACAGTGTAAATAGTGCACGCACATTGGAAAACATATTCTGGAACTTGATAAAATATAGTTGCTTTTAAATTTATTCTGCTATTTTATTCGGGTCTTCTAATCTGACAATTATTCCTTGCCAGAACATCGCTTGCTCTGGGTCGTCTGCCATCGCATCGGCTAAATCATTACAGGCACAAATTTTTCCAATTGAAGTATATTTGTACCCATTATCTTTCATAAAAGCATGTGCGCATTTGATTGCTTCTTCATCTGCTTCAACACTTTTTATGAAACCTTGTACTTGCAATTGTGCATAATTCATAATTATTTTTTGATGAAATACCCATAAACACATCGTGTTCCATCTCTGGAGCAATCGAATGTATCATTGATAATTCCATCGATTACGGAAGTCAGGTGCTTCGAAACTCTAACAATTAATCTACCACTAGGCAATTCATTATCTTTCAAATGTGTTTGACAACCCGAACCAATTGTCATACAGGGTACCCAAGTCCATCCTAATTTTTCTAAGTATGGCTTGTATACTATTTTATTCACTCCAGTTCTCGGATGTGAGTTCTTAATTCTACGAGTCTGTCGAGCATTCTTAATTTTATTTACCAGAGTATCGTAAACATCAGAATAATTCTGTCCAGTTGCGATTGCAATTGCTCTGCATACACAGTCTCTTGTTTCACCTTTATAACCTGCAGCAGAACGTCCACCGTCGTTATAATTGAAGAGCATAATTTTAGCATTAATTACAACTATAATTATACAAGTTCCAGAATTTATTTTCCAATCATAATTACTAATTGCGCACAGTGAGGGTTAGTGCTCAGTGTGGAAATATATCACCCCTATTCGATTTTGAAAGAATATCCTATATTATATTATACCATACTTTCAAAGAAAAGTAAATAGGCTATTTCAAAAATTGATACCCTATTTATATTATACCATATTTTTTAACTCTTGTAAATATTTACTTTTCTCAAATATATGTTATAATATAAAGAACTTATTTTTCGATATGATGTTTCTATCATCTCGTATACAGAAAGACTCTCTCGATTCAACGTAGAGCGCTCGAAATGCATACTAATGTCGACTATTTTTTAATAACTGTATATTCTAATGAAAAAAGCATACACTATTTATATTATACCATATATTACTTAAAAAGTAAATAGGCAGATAATTCAACTCAAAGAAAGCACATTTCAAAATGTGCACACTTAATTACATAATTATCATAATTAAGTAGATGTTCCGAAACATAAAGATTGTCTGGAGTAATTTAATTTAGTAGTTAATGACGATGTCGACGTTAAATTTTTCAATCGCTTCTCTAACATGAGAGTTTTTCTTTGCGTCTTCAACTGTTTTAATTGGTTCGATACTTTCATTGAATAATTCAATGTCGTCAGAATTACCTCGCATAAACTTTTTTTCGATAATTGTATCGATTAATTGCTCTTTGAGACTTTGAGACAAATCTGCGAAGTCAGTTAGATAAATATATTTTTGCATAAGTTTATTCAATTATTTCAGAATAGAAGTTAGTTGAAAAATCTAAACCTGTTTGCGCTATCGCTTGGTCGTGATTTTCTGCTCTTACTTCTACAATAATTTCATAATTTTCGTCTAAGAATGTGTACAATTTCATAATTGTGTCCAGTTTTTCTTTATGTCCCAGAATATCTACTTAATTAGCTGGACGTTTTAGAACTCAACTTTGTTTGCTCTTTTAATTTATTTTACGTATAAAGTATATTGAGTTTTACCAATAATTTTAGTAAAAATATACTCAATTCCTTTATGATCAGACATAATTACTTCAATTTCAATTCCATCATTTTTATAAAAATGATTAAAAATAGTCTTAATTCTCTTGTCGTTGACTTCTGCATCTCCAACATTATATCCTCTATCTTTCCCACCGTCTTCTTGTCTTAATTTAGGATATGAATAATTACCAGAACAGCCACACATACACATTCCAGGTTCACCTGAGTATGCTTTAAGCACATCTTTTATTTCTAATTCAGGCATTTTACTAATTTTCATAATTCCATCAAAAATAATTGCTTTCATAATTAAGAGTAATTTTCAGTTGAGTTCCAGAATGTCCAGCCAATTAATAATTCTAAAATATTTATATTATACCATATAATTATATATTAATAAATAGATAGTAAAATATATTTCCAATTTTGAAGGGATGTTTTAGAACTTGAATATGGTGATTAATTTAACTTAATGAGGCAAATAATTAATTTGTTGCAATGTAATTAATTCATCGTTTCCACAATAACCAATAATTAGAAAAATAATTACAATCCAAAAGATTGTTTTGAAAATGTTTTTCATAATTATTTTTCTTTAGAATAACCTGATGTTCTTGGAAGAAAACCATCTTTTTTAATGTCATTGAATTGCATTAATCCACTTATATCATGACCAATATTACTTAATATTGTCCAATAATTCATTTCATGTTTAATTCCAAATTCAATAAATGATTTGAGATCTTCAAGAATAATTATCTGTTCTTTTGATAATTTGTTTTTCATATTTTTTTGTCCATTTCAAGTTCTAAAATATTCTTTCAATTTTTATTGAGAGGATATTCTAGGATTTAAAAATCTAAGTATAATTTAATTTAATTAACTTTCTTTAAGAAAATCCATTTCCTCTACATCTATAAAGAGAAAATCATCTTCTTCAATACCTTGATTGAACATTCTTTCATTTTTTCTTTCATCGTCATATTTTCTAATAATTCCTTCTAAATTTAATTCTTGGTGATTTTCACAAGGATCATAATTTAGTTGATCAATAATTGTTATCATAGTTGACAATTATATTTTTGATCTTAAATCCTAGAATATTATTTCAATTTAATTTGGGAAGATATTTAGGAACTTAATCCAAATTTTTAATTTACTTAGTTGTTTTTTCTTTCGATTGTTCTATAATGTTATTTATAATTCTATAAATTAACATTAATTTTTCAATTGCTTCATCTATTTCTCGTGGTGTTTTACCAAATTCTTCGAAAGAACCAATACGAATATCTGGTATAATTTCTTTCATAGACCAAATAGATTGTTCTATTGTTTCTTTAGGAAGAGAATTTAATTTTTTTTCAATATTTTCAATTGAATTTTTTATCCATCTAAGTTTATTTTTAATTTCACTTAAATTTCTTGAAATTTCATAATTAAATTCGTATATTAATTCTTTTTCCATAGTTTTGTTTTTTAAGGATTAAGTTCCAAAATATTTTTCAAATTAATTAGGAGGATGTTTAGGAACTTAATTTTTTTATTGTTTAATTTAATTTAATTTTCAGGAAATTCTCCTTCCTCTTCATAGTAATTGAATAATTCACCTGCCTCTTCAATTGTGAATTTTTCTTTCGAATATGCAATGATAATGTCATCAAAACTAGGATCAATATATTGGTCCATAATTATCCAATTGTAAGAAGTACCAGAAAATTTTGTAGATAATTCTTTTATAATTTTTTCATAATTATATTGAATTATTATAGGTTCTGGGATTCCTTTTTTTATTTTAGAATCAAGTTCTTCGTATGGATCTAAAGATAAAAATTTTATATTTTTTGGATTTTCCATATGTTTGATAAACAATATATAATTAAGTTCCAAAATATCCCCCCAATAATTGGAGAATATTCTAGAATTTTCCATATGAAATATTAATTGGAAGTATTTGAGGTTCTATAAAAGTTAATTTAATTTAATTTTTAGACGTTAATTAGACGTTGAAAAGAATATTTTTATTCTTTCTTAAGTACGCTATAATTAATTTTTTTTGTTTTTCACTATACTTTTCAAATCCTTGAACCATAAGAACCACAACTTTAAACTTGTAACAATTTGCTTTAATTAATGGTTCTTTAATTGTTGCAAGAATATTGAAAACTAATGCTTGAATGTATTGAGGTTTTTCGTTATTTTTTTCCATAATAATTTTAATTATAGAACCCCAAAATTTCCAATTAATATTTATTTTTTAATTACGAGTCCAATCTCCAAATAATTGGTACCATAATATATCGCCATATTATAATTATATAATTTTCGGAATTTCGAACTTATATTTTACCTTCTTGGTATTCCAACCCCAGGTTCACAAATTTATAAGGCTTATTGTTTCCTAATAATTATTATATATTTTTAAAGGTACGTGGGATTAAAAATTTTAAATATTTTTATATATGCTTACGTTATATAATATTTAAGTTTTTAATAATAAGGTAATAAATATTCCTTATATTTATATTATATCATACCTTGGTTTTAATGTAAACCGGTAAAATATAAATATTGGTTTTTCTATTCCTTATATATAAATAATATCACACAACGGTTTAAATGTAAACAGGTAAAAACAAAAGTTATTAACATGTTTACAAATATAGAAAATGTTTTATATTATACGATTATTAAATTAATTTAATATTTTAAAATTATCAAACCGTTTACAAATTTGAAATATGTTTTATATTGCAAAAAATGAACTAAAATACTATTTTTTATAAATTCATCTGAAATGACTAAAATGAATTGAGATGAATGATTTTTAAAAGATGTATATTCCTATGAATATACCTGTTTACATCATTCTAGATTCATTTAAACAGTGGTTTTTCTGAAGTTTATTAAATACAGAAAAATGTGCACTTTACAGTGTGTGCACAACAGAATGTGCACTAAAGAAACTGAATATTCATTTTACACAACAGCGTTATCTGCATTACAGCGTTGTTGAATGAACAACAGCGTTATCTATACATCCGTTTAGTATTTTGTTTTATTAAAATATTATAAAACATTTTTAAATAAAGTAAATATTTACAATATATAATATTTATTTTATAATATATTATATATTATAAAACATATATTAATAAATGTAAATATTTACAAATATATATTTTTATTTTATAATATTATTATTTATTTTATAATATTTTTTATATTACAAAACATTTTTTTTAATTGTAAATATTTACAAATTTTAAAAATATTTTATAAAAAAAATCACAAATTCCACGCCCCATAGGACCGCTTCCATTTTTTAGCGCAAAATTTTCAAAACATAAATATGGTAAAATAAAAATATTATTTACGACGCTTATTTTCACGTGTATAATAAAATTAATCATAAAGATCTTTTAAAAAAGGAGGTTCTTAATGGAATACATCTGGCAATGTGCAGCAAATAATTTCGTCACTATTGACAATTATATTGCAAATTCTTGTCTTGTCAAGAATAACGGCAAACCATGCATGTGGCTAAGAAAGATAGGTGTTGACAATGACAGCAAATCTAAATATCGATAGGCCTATATGCGGTCTAACTGGTGAATTAATAACTGACTACAAGTTAAAACATCGGTGCCGAGTTAGGAGGTGTTTCTGGCTTAAGGAGGTATCTCAACGAACAAAGACTTCTGGGAAGGAGTGATTGTTTCACTCAAGGCACAGAAAAAATCTCTTCAATCATAAATAGAGGAGATAGACCAAACTCTGGAAAATATTTCTATCTTAAATGAAATGGAGGTGTGAACCAATGGTTGATTTTTACTGCATCAAGCACAAGAAAATTCTCAGCCACAAAAAAGCACAACGCACTTGCATGCATTCTAAAAAGAACGATGGTAATCCTTGCCAAAATTTAGGCATAAGGAATTCTAAAGGATAGGGCAAGCATATGCTTATGCCCTTTTTAATCCCTAGACTGTATAGTTCTTTAGAACAGTATAGTTCTTTGAAAAGAGGAGTCAAGTCAAGTTTCTAAAGACAAATTAAAATGTCAATAGACTCAAGTAAAATGCCAAAGTCAAGTAAATGTGGATCTAACGTTTCAAGTAAAGTCAAAGAAATCTTAAAAGAAAGAAAAATGGACTGGATCGAAGTAGAAGGACAAATCAAATATCTTCAAGGAAAAGTCCTGACAGTGATAGATGCATCTTATACAGATCCAACTCAGAGAAAAGCGATCAAAGATATAATCAATTCAGATTTTTCTAGAAACTTGAATGTATTATATGAATATTCACACCCAAACATTGCATTCTTACAAGAAGAAGATATGGTCGGTGTAGATGTCGAAGCTACTTTGAATGGAGAAGCTAATAACAAATAAATACTCTTAAGTAACGAGATATTGACTCCTCGTTTTAAAGAATTATAATATGATAAATTACGGTCTCTTACCCTCACCTGAAGATCTAAATGATATTTTGACTTCAGAGATATCTCCTTCTGTAGTTCGTTATCCTTCTGAAGTATTGCCTCCTTTTGATCTCTCTGTTTTAGACCAGAATGGTTATCCTGCTTGTGTAGGGTATTCTTGTGCTGCGATAAAACAATATTTAGAATTCAGAGAAAAGATAACTAAAACTTTTGATGGCCTTTGGATTTATAAAGAATGCAAGAAAATAGATGGAATACCAGAAACAGAAGGGACTTTTTTCAGAGCAGGTATGAAAGTTCTTCAAAAAGTAGGAGCAAAACCAATTGATTCTTCTGATCCAGAACCTTATAAAATAGGTTCCTACGCGCAAGTAGATGATCTTAGTTTCGAAGGATTTAAAAAAGCAATATTCCTTTATGGCGCTATTTTAGTTGGATTCAAAGGTAGTAATAATGGCTGGTCTACACAAAATATTAGAGCGCCAAAAGTTAATGAAAAAACTTGGGGTCATGCAGTAGCTTTAACAGGTTACACTAAAGATAAGTTAATCATTCAGAATAGTTGGGGAATTAAAAAAGGAGATAAGGGATTTTATTATACTACTAGAGATTATCTTCCATTTGAGGCATGGGCAGTCAATTGTGACATTCCTACAGTAGAAGAATCTTTAAGTGGCTGGGTTGCTAAAAAATACATATTGAACGATGTCACTGTAGCTGCTTTGAAATTAAGAGAAAAACCAAGTATTTCTAGCAATGTAATAAAAGTATTGCCAAAAGGAACGTCAGTTTCATTATTAGATTCTTCTCTAATAAATTCAGATGGTTACGAATGGATAAATGTGAAAATAGTCGTTAAATAAAGGTCGTAATATTAAATTCAAAAAAATGCTAGAAGGATTACAACAACTTATAACTACTCTGGGTGATTTGGGTGCAATTGGCACATCTGCGTTTGCCATATTTCTTGTTTATTGTGCTATTCTGAAAAAAAATCCAGGTGAAAAGTTAGAAACATATGTGACTAAAGAAGACAATAAAACTAACATATGCATAGATACAGAACTTAAAAGATTATTAAAAAATCTTTTAGGCGAAGTAGAGAAAATTGGAGGTAATGATTTGAGTCATCTTAAATTAGCAGTAGATACTTTAGGCACTTCACTTGGAAGATTAGAAGCTAAAGTTGAATTGATAGAAACTAAACTTGATAGTCACGATAAACAAGCAGTAGTAATACTTAATGTAGAAAATACAATAAGCAAATCAATAGATGATATAAAAAGATTGATAGAACAACCATTGTACAAAAGATAAAAAAGGTCGACAAAAAAGTAACGTATAGAAACTAATTAGAAATTAAAAACATGGAATTTACAACATTTATTTTAGGTAGTTCTGCTGCAGCTGCTCTTTTAGTTGCTGGAGTAAAATATCTCATTAAAAAACTAGCTAAAACAGAATATGAGACATTGGGTTCTTTGGTTATCTTATTTGTCATTTCTGCTATTATTTCAGCAGTCCAATATGGCTGGAATTTTTTAGATCCAGTCGTACAAGGTGCGATTTCTTCGATATTCGTAATGACTATTGCTTTGTATGATGTCTTCAAAAAAGCAATATGGGACGGTGTAGTAGAAAAACTAAGATAACAAATAGATTTAGTAATAAAAGCTCATACAGAAATGTATGAGTTTTTATTTTTTACCAGACTATTTTTTAAATATATAATAAAAAATAATCATAATGCAGAATCTCTTTTAACATATGTCTTTTTTTACTAATCTTGCAGATAAAGTTATTGGGAGAAAGAAAAAAAATCCTCAGAGAAATGAAAAAACTCAAAATTTTTCTTTGCCTAGAATGCTAGAAGAGCTTGGTGTGAGAACAGAAACAACAATTGGTACATACCAAGAAGAAGAAAATCCAGATGCCAGAACTATACAGCAATATATCGCTATGCAGGATAACGATGGAACAGTTAGAGCAATCACTAGACTGTTCGCTATGCCTATCCAATCTACGCCTATAAAAATTCTTCCAGCAGAGCATGACAAAGGAGAAAGAGATTTCATAGAAAATGTTTTCATGGGTGCACAATATAATGGTGGTATGACAACACCATTGCCTTTTGTTATAGCAGATATGACAAGAGCAATAGTAGAAGGTTTTAGATTATATGAAAAAGTTCCCTGGGTTATTCCAAATGGTAAATACAAAGGATATATTGGATGGAGAAAATTGGCACCAAGAGATTCTTTTACTGTCAAATTAAGATCTGACGAAAGAGGAGGATTTTTAGGCGCTCATCAACAAGCATATTTTGGTTTCAAATTAGTTGATGTCAATATTCCACCAGAAAAATGTATTTTATTTACTTTTCAAAAAGAAAGACATCCTTTTTATGGTGAATCTATATTAAAAACAGCATATTATCATTACGATAAGAAACATAAATTATACTATTTAGCTCATAAAAAAGCAGAAATAGATGCAGTTGGTGTAAAAATATTAAAATTAAACAAGCCTTTAACAGAAGGAGAAGTGACAGCAGCTGAAAATGCAGTAGATGAGATAGGTGCAAATTCTAGAGTCACTCTTCCAGCTGGTTTTGAATTAGATATAGATCGGTCTCCTTCTGGATATGATGTTTTGAAACTGATTGAGCATCATGATTCACAAATAGTTCTTTCTACATTAACTCAAGCAATGCAATTAGCTACTAAATCTAGTTACGCATATCCATATGGCTCTGGTTATTCTTCACAGACTACATTCATCGATCAAATGTTATCTTCTGTGATGAAATCAATGGAAGACACACTTAACGAATGGGCAGTAGCACCATTAGTTGACTGGAATTTTGGTTCTGGAAATTATCCAAAAATCAAATTGATGCCTCTTAAAGATGAGGTTAAGGAGAACATAATGAAATTATTCACAGAGTTAGTCAAAAAAGATCCATCAATCTATGTCAATTCTGCTTTTGCTAGCAAATTAGCTAATGAAGTAGCTAAAAATTTAGGAATAGATGTAAATGCAGATATAGACAAAGCAGCTTTAAGAGCATTTGAAGCTGGCAAAAAGAAAATATTTGATAAAAATGCTATTCCAGCAGTTTCAACTCCAGAAAAAATTAAAGAAACTATAAAGAAAAAAGCAGTAGAGCTAAAAGAAGATCCATATATATTAGACAAAATAAAAATAATGGGTGAAGATTTTGCTCTAGATGAAATAAAACGTCTAAAAATTTAAAAAGAGTATACTACTTTTTACATTACGAAAAGTAACTATATAATCTAATTAATATGCCAATCCCAAAGCCTAATAAAAACGAAAAAGAAAAAGATTTTATCAGCAGATGCATGAGCATTTTAGCAGATGAGTTCAAAGATAATAAACAACGTGCAGCTGTTTGTTATAGTGAATGGAAAAAAAAGAAAAAAGAGTCTGCTAAAGTTGGATTTGATGTGAAAATTAAAGAAGCTAAGCTCATTAGTAAAAATTCTAAGAAAAACGGAAAATCTGAAAAAAGAGTAGTTGTTGGATATGCAGCAACATATGATGTTTTCACTAATGGTGACACTCTTCAGATAACAAGACAGGCTATAGAAGAAGCAAAAGACGATCTTTTAGAATATAGTACAGTCTTATTTAATCATAATCAAGACAGGCCTATTGGAAATATCGTAGAAACTGCAGCTGATGATAAAGGATTGTTAATAAAATTCATACTTTCTAACACTGAAAATGAAATTTGGGAAAAAGTTCAAGAAGGCACAATATCAAAGTTATCTTTCCAGGCTGAAATACCTTGCGATGGCTATGAAATTATTGAATCTACAGATAAATTAATCTTTCAAGTTAAAAAAATACGCTTTTTTGAAGCTGGATTAGTTTCGATACCAGGAAATAGTGAAGCAGAAACTCTTACAACTTACGTAGAGAACTCTTTGAAAGAACATAAAGAAAATAAAGAAAGAATTGCTTTAGAAGAAGCAGCATCATGTGAAAATGTCATCACAGCACTAGAATTTTTGAAAGAAAAACTTATTGATGAAGAATCAAAGACAAAAATTGATGAAATTTTAGCAAAAATGCAGTTTTCTAAACAAATTTTAGCAGATCTTCAAATATTGTCAGGAAAATTAGCAGAAGAAGATCGAAAAATCATAGAAACTGCAGTAGAACATCTAAAAAGCATGATTAAAAAAGACAAACCAGAAGAGATTGAAAAATCTTATGATATGACAGACGAATCTGACAATAGACCAGTTTTTCAATTGAATCTTAATGAATCTGAAGTTGAATTTGATGAAAATACTCCAAGTAGATTTAAAAAACAAGTTCTAAAATTTGGAAAATGGTTCCATTGGAATGCACCAGGCGGAGTATTAAAAATTGATGAAAATATTGTAGACAAAATAGTAGAAAATTTTAAAAAGAAAAGAGTCGAAAATGTGTATGTACCTTTGACACACACAGATGACCCTTCAAAAAATACAGGAACAGTAGTAGACTTAGTTAAAACAGAAAAAGGATTAGATGCAGTCATAGAAATCAAAGACGAATCTATAGCAGAAAAGATCAAAAAGGGTTTGATTTCATGTGTTTCTGCTAGCATAGATCCAAATTATAGAGTAAAGAAAACAAATGAATTTGTTGGTGCAACTTTACTGCACACTGCATTAGTTTCAGAGCCTTATATCAAAGGAATGAATAATTTTATTCCTTTAGCAGATAAAGAATTGTCTGAAAGGCCAATATTAATGCTTGAAGATGAACAACCAGATATGTTTAAATTGTTAAAGTCGATAAATGACAAATTAAATACAATTGAAAGCACAATTAATTCAGATGCTTTCAAAAAAGTTATGGAAACAACAGAACAAAAGAAAGAAGAAACAACAGAAGTCAAAAAAGAAGAAGTAGTCATAGAGGAAAAAAAGGAAATAGAAGAAAAGAAAGAAGAAGTTGAAGATAAAGTTGAAACTTTGGATATAGAAGCAGCTAAAAAAGCCAAAGACGGCTATAAAACTTGCGTAGCCGAAGAAATGAAAAATGGAATGAACGTGGCAGAAGCAGCAAAAAAATGCAAGGATAAAATTAAAGAAAATTTTGGTGTAGAACTTTCTGATGCTGAGTTGGAAATAAAGTCCGAGGAAGCTCCGAAAGCAGAAGTAAAGCAAGAAGTAAATCTTGCAGATGTAGAAAAGAAATATGACGAATACCTTCATGCTGGAAAAATAGTACCAGCACAAAAGGAAGCCTTCATTGCTCTTTTCTCTTCGTTAAAGAAAATTGAGTTGAGCGACAATACGGTCGGCGTCACTGATCTCATAGATTCTTTTATGAAGTCGTCACCCAAAATAGTAAACTTCGATGAAGCCGGTACACAGACAGGCAATCCTCCTCAAGAAACACCTAAAGATGAAATTCCAGCAGAAGTAAGAGAATTTTATGGTGAAAAAATGGGAATGTCAGAAGAAAAGATAAAGAAATCTTGGGAAGATGCTAAAAAACTTAAGGCAGAAGAAGACGCAAATAGAGAAAGTTCAATATTCTAAATAACAACAAAATAATGACAGCATTAACTGACAATTACGAAGACAAAAGACAAGACGGAGAAATAATCTCTGTTCCTGTTAAAGCTAGTACTACAATTTACAAAGGTGCTATGCTTGTCGACAAAGGCACTGGCTATGCTGAACCTGGTACTGATGGCTCTGGTTACATTTTTTTAGGAGTAGCAGCTGAAAAAGCAGATAACTCTGGAAGTGCAACTGATGGTGCTATTAGAGTCAGAGTTTACAAAACTGGTACTTTCGTTTACAACAAAGCATCTGCTGCTCAAACAGATTTAGATCAAGCAATGTATATTCATGATGATTGCACTGTTGGCACTTCGTCAACAAATTCTGTTTTGGCTGGATATTGTGTAGACGTTCCTAGCAGCTCGACAATAAAATTGAGGATCGACTTAGCTGCAAAATAAAGTTAAAAATTAAAATAACAAATATAAAAAACTAGTATGATTACTAAAGGTGATATACCCAAGCTATTACTGGCTGGTATGCGGACAAACTTCATGCAAGCGTATGAAACAGCTACGAAAGAACATGAATCTTTGACAACTGTCATATCTTCCACTAAAAGCTCTGAAACTTATCCTTGGTTAGGTGGAGTTCCGAAAATGACAGAATGGAAAGATGAAAGAGTGCCACAAGGCATGTTAGAACACAACTTCACAATTGCTAATAGAGACTTTGAAGCATCTATCGCAGTTGATAGAAATGCAATTGAAGATGACCAATATGGTCAAATCGAAATCAGAGTTAGAGAATTAGCAACTGAAGCTGTTAGATTCTTTGATGAACTTGCTTTCACTTTAATCGGACAAGGCACAGCTACATCTGGTACTGCTGGTACTATTTACGAAGGAGTTACTCTTTCTTGTTATGATAGCAAAGCGTTCTTTGCAACAAACCATTCAGAAGGTGATTCCGGTACTCAGTCTAACAGAGGTTCTACAGCGATTGGTGCTGGTGCATTGCAGACTGCAATCACAGCGATGAAGAAATTGAAGAACGACAAAGGCAAGCCTGCCTACATTAGACCTAATTTATTAGTAGTTCCTACTGATTTGGAATGGACTGCAAAAGAGTTGTTAAACTCGCAGTACTATCCTGAAGAAGGTACGACTACTACAAAATTAGCAGTCAACGTTCTGAAAGGCAGTCTTGATTTATTAGTCAATGTTTATTTGACTGACACTAACAATTGGTATTTGTTTGATACAAATAGAGTTGTTAAACCCATGATCCTTCAGAAGAGAAAAGATCCTCAATTTACTAATTTAACACAAGGTACTGAATCTGCTTTCATGAGAAAGAAACTTTACTTTGGTGTTGATTGGAGAGGTGAAATTCTTTGGGGAGATTGGCACACTGGATACGCGTCAATTGTTTCTTGATCTTAATGATTGAATAATCCTTCAAGTAGCATTCGAGTATTAATCTTTCCCAAAATACTTGAATGCTTGGAAAGAACTCGAGGGACTTAATACATGGAAAATATAAAAGTAGCAATAGGCATTCCTTCTTCTGGACTTTTAGACTGGCGATTTGCAAGCAGTCTCATGTCTTTACAATTATCTTGTGATACTCGTGTTATTTGGATGATCAGAGCAATGATTGCTACAGCTAGAAATAAAATAGTAGAACAGACTTTAACAGATCCTTCATATACTCATCTATTGTTTTTAGATGATGATATGACATTTGAGCCAGACTTTTTAACTAGGCTTTTATCAAATGATTCAGATATAGTAGGAGGCTTAGCATTTAAAAGAACAAAAGATTATCAACCATGCGTTTATAGAAAAAATGAAAAAGGCGAATATTGTCCAATTTTACCAGAAGTATTTCAAGAAGTAGACGTGATAGGAACAGCTGGAATGTTGATAAAAACAGAACTTTTTAAAAAAATAAAATTTCCTTGGTTTGAAAATTTTTATGATAAAGAAGGAAAAAACTGGAGCGTAGATTTCGATTTTTGCATTAAAGCAAAAAAACAAGGTTTTAAAATTTTTGTAGATCCAGAAGCAGAAATGGGTCATATAGGAATGTCTGATGTAGTGACAAAAGAAACTTTTTTAAGAGAATATAATTTAATTAACAAAAAACAATGAACGTAATAAAAAGTACAACAACTGAAAGCGTATCTACTGGTACTGCTAGGATTTATGCAGTAATATTAGTGGGTGGTACTGCAAATTCTTCAGTTACTCTAAATGATAGTTTAACAGGCTCTGGGTCTGATAAAATATCTCTAAAAGCATTAGCAAACGATTCAAAAACTGTTGTTTTCGGAAAAAATGAAGTAACGTTTGACTCTGGAGTTTATTCAACTATATCTGGCAGTGGCGCTGTAGTTTACATTTATTATAGATAGTTTAAATTTAATATATTAATGTCTTTTAGACAGGAAAAAATGAAAACAATAAACATTGGCGTTTTTAACCCTGCTCTTATACATTCTGCGTCACCTTATCCAGGAGATAACGTATTTGCAAAAGGTTTAGAACTTTTGGATAATGAAGTCAATAGATTTGATTATAGAGCAACAAAGAATCCTAATCCAGATCTTTTGGAGTTTGCAGATAAAATAAAACCAGATCTATTCTGGTTTGGTAAATGTGAGTCTATCTACCCTGAGACAATCAGGGCTTTAAAGCATAAATTTCCAAATTCTATTTTTTGTAAATGGGCGGCTGATATGCGGCTAGAGCCAACTGAATTTGATTTAGCTCATTTGAAATACATGGATTTATTTGCTGCTACTTACGCTGGTGATCATTTAAAAAAACACAAAGAGGTCATGCCAAAAGATTCTGTTGCTATGTCTATAATGACTTTTACAGATTCTGATTTTTATAAAAGCTATACAGTACCAAAAAAGTATAAATCAGATGTGTTATGGACAGGACGGTTGAGTGTTGGTGATAACGAAATGAGAAATGAAATAATACAAAGATTAGCAGAACTATCTAAAGATCTGAATATGCAGATCTACGGTTTATCTAATTGGCTTGGTTCTCCTGATTACCAACAAGCGATATGTGGTGCAAAAATTGGCATTGGTTCAAATAGCTTTAATCGTAGAAAATATTCTTCAGATAGATTAGGAAATTATATGGCTTGTGGTACTTTCTATCTTACACAATATATAGACGGAATTGAAGAATGCTTTTCAAAAGGTGAAAATTTAGATTGGTTTTATAGTGTAGACGAGATGGAAGAACAGATATTATATTATCTTAATAATGAAAAAGAACGTTTATCTATAGCTAAAAAAGGACAAGAGTTTGTTCTCAAACATTTCGATGCAGAACCTCTAGTTTCTAATATTCTAAATACTTTAAAAACAAAAAAGTCTCAGAATTCCTGGGACGAAGTGTATTGATATGACAACAAAACAATATATAAAATGTAGAGGTAATACTGTTGAAGTTATAGATGGAAAGATAAAGATTGGATTTGTTAGATGTCCTAAATGTAGAAGTTGGGCTGGCATATATAAAGGTGAATTAGATAATGAAGGAAGAACAAAAAGACCATTAACTTGCGTAAAATGTAAATTTTCAGACAAATATGTTTTAGAAGGCTGGATAGATGATTAATAAGTCTAGCTGATAATAATATCATCTTTGAGGTTAAAGTGTCTCTAAACCTCTTCTAAACTCTTCAGAGATGATTTAAAGATATACTTATGGAGACTTCTACAGTAATACTACAAACTTATAAAAGACCGTCTTATTTATTAGATCAGATAAATGCAGTAAAGAATCAAACTATCAAGCCAGATAGAATAGTTATTGTGCATAACGATGGCGGTGAAAATTTTGATTTTCCAGAAGACGCTGAAGTAATATTAGCAAGACCAAATCGAAAATATCATTTGCGTTTTGCAGTTGGTCTTTTAGAAGAAACAGATTATTTGTTTTTTTATGACGACGATACTTTACCCGGCGCAGAATGGCATGAAAATTGCATAAATACTATAAAAAAACATGATTGTATTTGTGTGACTAATGGTAGAGATATAGTAGAACAAACTAAATCACAAACATGCCCAGGTGGTTGGTGCAATCCAAATGAAAAAGAAGTTAGATGTTGGTTTGGTGGACATTCTTGGGCATTAAGAAAAAAGAATTTGAAGTATATGTGGTATGATGATCCAGTAGAATTAAAAAATGGTGAAGATATTCAGTTAAGTGCAAATGCTTGGTTATTTAATGAAATTCCAACATATATTCCGCCACATCCAAAAGAAAACAAAGCATTATGGGGCTCATTAAAAGGAATGTTGTTAGGTTCTGATCCAGTAGCATCTTATTTGTGTAATCCAACTCATTATATTGAGCGTTGGAAATTAATAGAATATTATTTAAACAAAGGCTGGCAGCCAATTATATGATAAAGTATATCACTCACAAAGATTTAGAAACAACAGAACATCTTATTGATGAAAATGTTTTCTTTTTGATTTCTGAAAAAGTTGGTTTCGATAAAAATCCAAATAAAATACATCCTCAGCGTCAAGTACAATATCCTTATTGTCATCATATTTTGAAATTAAAAGGAAATGAGAAAATATTAGATGCTGGGTGTGGTTATACTGTTTGGCCTCATTTTCTTAAACATCTTTATCCAGAGACAGAAATACACTTATTAGACACTAACGTTCCTAGACTTAATAGATATTCAGACAAATTTTTAACGACTGAAGGTGATATTACAAAAATTCCATATGACGACAAACAATTTGACGTAATATACTGTATTTCTACTCTAGAACACGTAGTAGATTGGGAAAAAGCTATTGAAGAATTTGCTAGAGTATTAAAAAAAGATGGGTACTTATTAATGATAGTAGATGGAATGGTAACAGACACACATTTCAAAGAAAAAGATGTTGATAAAATGATAGAATTGCTAGATAAACTCTTTGTAGTAGATTCTATAAACTTGAAAGAAGACAATAAATGGATATATTCTGGTATCGAAGGTACATGTCTTAGTCTTGCAGTTCTTGTTAAAGCTAAATGATATGAATTATAAGAAGTTATCTAAAAAATTAAAGAATGCTATAGTTTTAGTAGACGGCGGCGCTGGATTTATTGGATCTTCAATGTGTAGAAAGCTAATAAGTCTGGGTTCTTTTGTTATATGTTTTGATAACTTAAGTACTGGATCTTTTAAAAATATAGAAGACCTAAAAGAAAATAAGAACTTTGTATTTATTAAAGGTGATGTCAATAAACTCTTTGAGATAAATCAAGTTTTTGAAAAGTTTAAAATAGATTATGTCTTTCATTATGCTGCAATAGTTGGAGTTAAACGTACTCTTGCAGAGCCTTTGAAAGTTCTAGGAGATTTAGAAGGTATTAAAAATATTTTGCATCTTTCTAGAATTTATAAAATAAAGAAAGTGATATATTCTTCATCTTCTGAAGTGTATGGTGATCCAGTAGAATTTCCACAGAAAGAAGACTCTACTCCATTAAACACAAGACTTCCATATGCTTTAATAAAGGGAATTGGTGAATCATATTTTGAAAATTTCTATAAGAAATATAGACTTCCTACTACTAATTTAAGATTTTTCAACGTTTACGGTCCAAGTCAAAATTATACACCATACGGTTTTGTCACTGCTATATTTATAAAACAAGCGCTTAACAATGAAGAATTGTCTGTATTTGGCGATGGCTCGCAAACTAGAGACTTTGTTTTTATTGAAGATAATATAAATCCAACATTATCTGCTTTGATTTCTTCTGAAAGTAATGGTCAGTCTATAAATATAGGAACTGGAAAAGAAGTTTCTATTTTAGAATTAGCTAAAAAGATAATAAATATTTCTAAAAAAAATCTAAAAATTAAATTTTGTCCTTCTAGAAAAATAGGAGATATGAAAGGTAGAAGACCAGACATTACTAAAATGGTAAATATATTAAAATATAAACCAGAATATGAGATTGAAATGGGATTGAAATCTACATACAATTGGTATAAAAATAACGAAAAGACATGGAAGAAATAAAGAAATCATTCAAACATCTTGTATTTACTAGATTTGATGTGCATTCTGCTTCTGCATTAGACAAAGATTGGTTAAAATACAGATTAAAGATTTTTGAAAAATATACTTTGCAAAGTCTTATAAACCAAGATACTAAAAATTTTGCTTTATGGATTAGATATGCACCAGACTTTTTTGAAGAAGCTAAAGAATTCAATGAATATCTTAAGACAATGTCTTTTCCTGTGTTTTTTACAATTTTCAAAGATGGCGAAGATAAAAAAACTGAAGAATTAAATGATTATGTTAAAGACGTAGACATTGTCGTAGATACTAGAATAGATTCTGATGATATGTATAGTCATGATGCGTTATCAATTATACAGTCACAAGATCTAGACGTCAATCAAGCTTATATATTTTTAAATGGTTATCTTTATAGAGAGTCAACAAATCAATTATTCTTATATAAAGGTACTGCTGCTCCTTTTTATACAATGACATATCCTAAAGATGTATTTGTTGATCAGAAAAAGAAAAAAGCATATTTTCCATATCTTCCAGATCCCAGTCAACATCCTGGATATAAGATACTTCCAGATGATAAATACATGGTCATTGTTCATCAAAAAAATAGTACTGGCTATTCTGAAGATTGGGTAAAAAAAGCAAAAATGGAAAGTAGTGCAATGAACAACATTCAAAAAAGTAGCATAGTCATAAGAAATAGAGACAAAATATTAAACTCTTTTAAAAAATGGAATCAATAAAATTACATTTAGGCTGTGGAACTGTGCACAAAGAAGGATACGTTAATATAGATTTGCGTAAAGATATACCAGGTAGTGTTGATTTAATCGCAGATTGTTTTAAATCTCTTCCATATGAGATTAATACTGTAGATGAAATATGTTCGTATCATTTAATTGAACATATAGATGAGCCTGGTTTAGAAAGAATACTTAAGCATTGGTACTGCTTATTAAAACCGGGCGGAAAATTAATTGCTGAAACGCCTAATACAGTTGCTTTAGCAAAAAGATTTATTAGAGTGTATGAAGAAGAAAAACAAACTAGACCTGGCTATTTATATGGCTGTCATTCAAAAAACGGAAGAGAAAACATACTAAACGATAATCATTTGTGGGGTTTTTCTCCTGAAAGCATTAGAATTTATTTCGAAAAAGCAGGTTTCAAACATGTTGTTTCTGGAGAAGGAACTGATTACCATGCTGTCGAGTATGGGCCGGGATATACTATTAGATGTGAAGGAATAAAATGAATTCAACAGTAGCATTAGAAGGATTAAAAAAACTATACGAGATTTGCCCAAATGCTTTTTTGATCAGCGGAACTCTTCTGGGATGTATCAGAGATAAAGAATTTATAACTTGGGACACAGATATGGATTTTGCAGTAATGTTTGAAGATTGGTCAGAAAGCATGATTAATAAGTTTGAAACATCTGGATTTAGCATATTAGCTAATATTTTTTGGAATCAACCTAAATATGCAAATATAATATCTCAAGAAGCTGTTTATAAAAGAGCAAAAGTACAACTTTTATATAAACAAAAAGATATCAGGATTTGTCTTGAAGTAATGTGCAAAGGTATAAATGAACACAGATATTCTTGTTCGTCTGAAAGATATGGAATATTTATGATACCAGAAAAACTCATAGAAAAAAGAATAAAATATCCTTTTTATGACACAACAGTTAATATTCCAGAAAAATATGATGATTTTTTAAAATTTTTATATAATGATTGGACTGTACCAAGAATAGATTTTCTGTTTACGTCAGAACATGAAGAATGCAGAAAAAGATATCATTTAGACATATGAATACTATTTGTTTCACGAGCGGTGTTTTTGATCTATTGCATTATGGCCATCTAAATATTTTGAAAAAATGTAATAATTTATGTGATATTTTAGTAGTTGGTATTCAAGAAGATAAATCAGTTTCTTCAATAAAGAAAGAATTTCCTATTCTTACTACTTCAGAAAGAGTAAGAACAGTAAAAATGATTCCTTATGTTGATCAAGTTATAACATATTCTGGATCTACTAAAAAATTAACAGATCTTAAAAAAATTTTAAATAAAGTAAAACCAGACATAATATTACAAGGTGATGATTGGAATCCAAATGAAGAGACATTAAAATATTTAGAAAAGGAAAAAATTAAATTGATATTAGTGCCATACACGAAAGAGATATCCTCAACTATAATAAAAAAAAGAATGCATGAACGTATACGATCTTTATAATAAAGAGACATATCCTAATTTTCCATTTGTAAAAGAAAGAAGACTTTATGAATTGAATTGGTTATTGCCAAGATTAAAAGGAAAAAGTTTGATAGATATCGGATGCGGTGATGGTGCATTATTGAATTGTCTCTATCATCTGACAGATTTAGAATTATCTGGCTGTGATTTTTCTACAAGACTTCTAAAAAACGTAAATCATAAAATTAAAACTTTTTTATATGATTGCAGACATCCAACTAAATTACAAGAAACAGATATAGCAATAATTGGAAACGTAATAGTTTATTTAGAAGATGAAGAAGTCATTGAATTAATGAGAAATATAAATTCAAAATTAATTTTTGTTAGATCTACATGTGGAAAAAATGAGCGTATTAATAGTTATTCAAAAGTACTAAAAGA